ACACCATCTTGGAAACGTACTTGTTCTACAGCCGCAGATGATACTTCTACGAATACACCAACTCTATTGTTTGATGTATCTATAACAACTTTGTTTAATGCATCAACATCACCGATAAGCGGAATATATCCACCTTCTCCTGTTGAGCCATCATGCTTGTGTCCACTTGATATAGCAAATGCATCACGGAGTTTGTTATACTCAGCGTTAATTGGGGCTGCTCGAACCGTAGCTGTTGGTACTATGTCTGCTGTAGACTGTCTTACATAACCTGCCAAAGTATTATCTCCTGTCGGCTGTCTCATACGTCAAGGCTATTGCCTGTATAGTATGACTTGCATTTGTATTGTTGGTAACATAACTTATAGACACAGAGTTACCCGATCCTTCTATATTAGTTAATGTCTTAGGTGATGGATTACCATCATAAATACCACCTGCTCCATATATGGCTGTACCAAATACTGAAGCCGCACCCTCTGTAGTAAAGTCATAGTTGGTAGGGTTTAATGTGTTTGAATCATCATAGTCATATGACACGCCAACAAATACTTCTGTGTCACCTTCTGATCTAAGGTATGTGTTTACCTTATGTACTATCTTACGTACTTCTGGGTCTTCCATGTAAAAGTAAGGTGTTTGGAATAAACTAAATATTTCAAGGCCACCAAAGTTATTACCTTTTTCTTGGCGATGTACTTTACCTGCACCATCACCATGTATCACATGTTCAAACTGTCCTATGTATCCACTAGCTACACAGTTAGCTTCTATACCAATTAACTGACTATACTCAAAGATACTCTGTTTATTCTGACTCTTACGTATACCACCTATCAAAGATAGTGAAGCATCATTTTTAAAGAAGAACCTAAACTGTGATTTCTTTCTGAGTACTACAATAGAAATGTCTGTTATCTGTTCTGATAGATAGTAGTTATCAAATATAGACTGTATCTCTTTTGATACTGTAGCAAGCTCAACGTCACCAATTTTATCAGTACCAGATATAGGACGTATACCATCAGGACCTAAGAATAATAAGTCACCACCAAACTCTACCACAGAATCAGGGGCAAGGCAACCCATATTAGATGTAACGTTTTCTAGTGTAAAGTTAGCTATGTTATTACCAACTAATCTTTTTATGTTATTAGCACCAAAAATATATAATTGATTACGGAACTTCTTTATAGCTGTTATAGTGTAACCTACATTAATAACACCAGCACCAGAACCAGAATTGAAATCAGTAGCATTTAAGGGTGCACTAAAGTATAAATTATATGGTTCAGAAGAATCACCACATAAGAATATATGAGATGAAAACTCTTCAGAGTACTTAGGATTATTTGGAGCATCCGCATGTGTAATCTGTGTGTAAGTAGTACCATCATAGGTTGCTGCAGGGTTAACACCATCTGTAAGTAGTATAACCTCACCTGACCAGTTAAAATTACTAAAACGTACTTTAGTAACATTAGTCATGTCAGGATTACCAGCTTCGGGTATAGCTACCCAAGAGTCACTGGAGTCTTGCCATCTATATAAGTAGTCATGTCCAGTTGTAGGTTTTCTACATGCAAATATACCATCGTGTAAATTACCATTTACTGTTACACCTAAAACAGGACCTGTGCCCGGTACAGTACCATAATCATTTGCGTATCCGCTAATACGACGATACCCACCAGACAAAGCAGGTTCGTAATTTATCATACGTACTGCACTACCTGATAGGTTTACTGCTTGTGTTAGGGGGTCTACATTAGTTATTAAACCACCAGCACAAACTGAAACATATGTACTTAGTTTATCAACCATCTAAAACGTACTACCCGTCCTATATATTACAGTAGAACTTAAATAGTCTTTACTGTCTACTAATAATCTACGCATTGATTTAATACCAGTTCTAAACTTATCTTCATGCAATCTAGCAGATTGATCATTTGACCTAAAGTGCATTAAGTACATCATAGCACCATCAATTACTACATGTTTAAATCTGTCGGGAATAATGCAAACATCTGTACTCTCAGATAAATCAGCAGGGACTTTCCAGTATCTATATTCTATAACATAAGTATTATCAGGGATTGGTGTTACACCAAACTTATGCTCTTGTGTTTTATATACTGTGTCTGGTTTAGAGTGTCCACCTGCACCTGCTACATCATCAAGACTTCTTCGATCATTTATGTATGACTCATAAGAAATACTAGGTAGCTTAGTTGGGTACGCAGATTGTGCATTAGTTAAATAAAATGTATCCCAATCTGCTTTAGAGAAGTCAGAAGGGAAGCTTTAGGTTTTAGTTCCTACTTCTAGTGTGTGTTCATACGTGACTAGTGTGAAAGGCCATTCTTGAGCTTCCTGTAGTATTTCACGTATAGAAGAATTAACAGCATCTTTAGCTAAGGATTGAACATTCTTAGTTGTCCCAAAATTAGCTAGGTCAATCTGTACTTCATTAAGTCTACGAAGTAGTTCATTGACTAGGTTTATGTATGTTGCCATGTTAATTCCTATAAATACAAATATAAGTGGGCTAGTTTCCCAGCCCACCTACAATTAGTTTATTTATGCTAAGTTATATTTAGCAGTGACCAAAGCTTCTGGACGAAGAATCTTGCGTCCGTATAGATGCATGCCACGAACAATATCAGCAAATGAGTCTGGATCACGATATGATTCAGTTTTGTTGATTTGTTCCGCAGTTGCAACCGCAGAGTCATGACCAGCACAGATAACACCGTAGTTAGTGTTCTGGTTAGCCGCACCTGTTGTAGATGCACCAGTACCTACTGATGGTAAGTTGTTTGAAACGTATACACGGAAACCGTGGAAGTTGTTCAACACTAGGCCATTCTTTAGGCCATCACCACCGAAGTCAGCATTTAATAGACGTGAATCTTCATCACGTAAGACTTCCATCATCACCGGGTCAATTACGATCCAACGACCTTGTGTGTCTACGTTTTGAACGTCTAGTAAACGACTCATACGTGCCACCAACATAGCTGGTGAAACAGTAGCTGTTGGTAATGCAGTAGCTCCCGGCAGACGAGCTGCAACTGGAATCGCATGATCAGCTGCGCCTGAAGTTGTAATGTTACCAAATGAACTCTTAATAAGCTTGTTCGCTGCAAGTAGTTCGTCTGAACCAGCTGCTGAGTTAGCTTTAGTACCATTTACTACATTGTTTACTGCGCCAGCATTTGCATGTAATGCAGACTGTTTGTAACCAGATAAGTAACCAAGAACATCTTGGTCATACTGATCAGCCAAACGATATGCCGCACGATCCGAAGCTAAGCTTTGGAAGTTTACATGTGAGTGTGCTTCTTCAATGTCATCAACTTTAAATGCAAAGTAGTTTGCTTTGTCGATTGTCAGTGAAAAATCGTTATCTGAAAGGTCCTGTGTCGATATAGTAGTACCACGTAGATACGCAGTTACTGAAATCTCAGGTTCTTTTATGATTTTTACTGAGTCGCCCATTTGAGCGATTTCTCCGAAATAGTCAGAGTTAGTGATAGCTTCACAGATAGCAGATTTGCGAAATGCAAGTTGCACCTGTTTGCTGTAAATAACGGGCGAGAAGTTACCGTTCGGTAAGTTTGTGTAGCCCGAAGCCTTTCCAAATGCCATATTAATTCTCCTTTAGCATTAGATTACAGATGCAAACGACTATTCACTTATATAGAGGCTAAGTACTTGTAGGGTGCATTATTATGAAAGTTGGCCTACCTTCACTATAATGGGCCATAAGACATTAGGTTGTCAAGAAGTATTTTGTTGTTTGCGTGGGTTTAGTCGTAGTGTGAGTAACCTGTGTCTTAGGGGTCACACTACTACATTGTACATATAGTTATATCATAAATATATAATATGTCAATAGCTTTATCGAGCATTGCCCGACATATCGTAAATAAACTTACCAGTACGAATAGATTCCATAATAGCGTCAGAAGCTTTTTCATACTGTTGTGCTGTCATCTTATTCACTTGTGATTCCTTAAATACATTCTTAGAATCTTCTGAATCAGGTGTAGCGTTACTACGACTGTTTACTGAACGTGCGGCATCTTTATTGTTGCTCGCAGGTTTCTTTGTTTGTATGTTCATATCAGCTTTGTACAAATCAATTGCACGTGCGGCTGATCGTGAGTCACTAGCATTCTCATATAGAGCATCTTGTACCCACTTAGGTTGTTCATCTACCCAATTATGAAACGCATCATCATCTCTGATTTCATCGAAGTCAGGGTGTGCAGTCATTAATTCTACTTCAGCTTTCTTGCGAGCCGCATCAGCTTTCATTTCATCAATTTCTTTTACACGTTCTTCTAATCCAGCCGCTTGTTCTTTTGCTTTTTTAATTGCAATAGTTTCTACTATAGCCGCTACATCTGGGTATTGTTCTGCCCAAGCTTCAATGTCTCCATCAGACTTAGGTAACTTAATCTCTTGTTTAGTTGAGTCTTCAAGTTGACGTTGTAGTGTTTTAAACTTGTCGTCCCAATCTTTTTCTTTGTCTTGCATATGTCGTCTAAGATCACCGTAGCGTTTCTTAAAACTTTTTTCTTCAGCATTAGCAGGTTCAGCTTCCACTACTTCTTTAGTAGCTTCTGTTGTTTCACCTTTTTGTTCAGCCATAAGTTGTTCGAGTTCTTCCTCTTCCATCTTACGTTTATCTTCGTTAGAATACTTACGGTTTGCAAATGCAACTTTAGTTTCTGGCTTTACTTCTTCTGCCATTATTTTATCATTCATGTTTCAGTCTTTCATACTGGGGCCGCCGTAGCCTAGTGTTGGTAGGGGGATGGGTAGCCAGTTCAAATTTAGCAGTAGTTTAAATAATGGGTGCTGCTAATCCACGCCTTACAGGTGCAGTAGGTTCAATAACATCTGGTGTACCTAAGTCCAACAGTTCTGTTCCTAATACACTTATTAAAATTTCTCCTATGGGACTTCTTAACAAGTCAGCCAATTGTTCTCGTTCTTCATCTAGTAGTGCATCAAATCTACTTGATACTTCATTTTTATATTCTTCAAAATCCATTAAAATCCACCACCTCTATATGTGTCTTTAGTTACCTTACCATCTGAACCAGCATTTCTCGATACTGCTGACCTTGTATAGTTTCTAGCAGATTCTTGTGCTTGTCTTTGTTGCTCTCGTCTATCTCTACTACTTCTGCTACTACTTCTTGATTGTGCTGCAGCTTGTTGTTGAGCATAGGCTTCATTAGCTCTTCTAATAGACTCTGCTCTAATCCTAGCATCTTCAGCTTTTTTATCAGCAACAGCCTTTCTAGTTTTTTCTATTCTAGCTTGTTTGGCTTGATCCTCTTTTATCTTTTTCTTCTCAGCTGCAGTTGGGAACTTACGAGTTAATACGTTAGTACCCGGTTGGTTATACCATACAGCACCTTTCATGTTAGGATCGCCACCACTAGCATCTTTACCTATCTTAGCTTTAGCAGTTGCAGATAGTTCATTTTTTCTGGCGGCAGTAACTGTAGAAACTCTGTCAGTACTAGCAATACTAATCCTATTTTTATCATACGTACCTACATCACGTTGTTTAAAGTTTCGACCATTCTTTATCATTTCACCCCATGTAGGTCTATGATATTCACCTTGCTCATCTACAAATACATTTCTACCATTATCTGCTCTAATAGCAAAACCTTGATCATCAGAAAGTATACCCGTAGAACTACCATCAGAAACAGCCCCTACTACGTAGTTATCTACTGTAGTACCGCCCGTAACTTTATATCTTTCACTTAACTCATATGCTTGACCTAAGTTTACATCAGGTAAGTTTTCCCATGCAGTTGCTTGATTAGACTGTCCAGCTTTATATGTTTGTTTAGGTTTGCTTACCTTAACACCTAAACCAGTTTTTTCTTCGGTTACTGGTTCTGTTTTTGTAATATCTAACTTAGCAGTTTCTGTAATATCTAAGGGTACTTCTGGAGTGACACCAAAACCACCTTGTACTTTTTGTGTGGCATCAGGTGTGTATGTAGGAGTCTTAGTAAAACGATCACTTTCTGTACTAGCTAAAGTATACTGATCCCTTCCTTGTACAGAACTATACCCATCATCTGCTGTTACTTGAGATGAATCTGCACCTCTTGGTGGTATAGGTGCTGTATAACCTTCGCCATAGTTAGAAGCCGCACCACCACCAACAGTATCTGTTGTAGGGAATACCTGAGAACTTCTTTGTAAATTAGTGGGCGTATACGTACCTGCTCTGGGATCTGAAGTAGCAAATGCAGGATTTGTAGCGTCTGTTGGAAAGTTATATACTTGATCTGGAAAAACATCGGGTTGTTGATCTGCCCTTGGGGGCAACATGTCATTATTAAAAAATTTATTAGTTGCTTCAAGGTCAAGTTTAGGAGGCAGTAAATTATCTATATAATTATCTTTACGTGTTATACCCCTAGTTAAATTAAAAACATCTGTACCCATTATATTATCTGCAGTTGGTTTACGACCAGCTAATTGATTTTTAAGGGCTTCATTAACGCTATTAGTTGGTAGTTGTGTAACTGGGAAAGTACTACTTTCACTGGGATCACCACTAGCATTTGTAAATGGTAAAGTACTCGTTGCACTAGGATCACCAGATGCGTCAGTACGTATAGGTGGAGTTGGGCTATAACCATCATCTGCTGTTTGAGGAACTTGAGGAGATGTATAGTTTACACCATACTCTAAACTTGTTTGCGGTGGGCGAGGTCTACCTGTTTGTGATAAATCTAAAGCATCAGGGCGCATGTCAGTTAATGTTGTAGGACTGACAACAGGCGGCAATACAGCTTTTGTTAAAGGCATACCTGTGTTTTGTGGTAAAAATACTCTAGGTGTTGGGTCTACATTGACACCAGTTTCTACAGCAACCTTTTTAACTTCTTCTACTTCTTCTGGTAATTTACCTAAAGCACCTGCTACTGCATCAATAACACCACCAAATACATCGCCTAATACATTATTAATTAAACCACCAGCATGTTTATTTATACCCTCAGTTCTAGCTTTAAGTTCTGCAATTTGCTCTGCATTTAATAGTCCAGAGTTTAAAAGTTTAGTAGCACCTAATAATGCTTTTTTATCTTGGTGTGCCATAGCCGCCATAGGAAATATAGCAAGTGGCCCCATGAATAACATAGCCGCTTTAGCAAAAGTTCTTCCTGTACCAACTAATGTAGAAGACTTATCCATATACTCTTCATAGCTTAGATTATCCCAATCAATTGCCTCTGGTGGTGGGAGTGCAACATTAGTACGATCATCATTGTTACTACTACGTCTTTCTTGAGTAGCGGTATTAGTATCTGCAACTATACTATCTGTAGGTGTAGTACCAGACCCAACAGGAGCATCAGTACCTGTATACAAAGTATAACCATCTGGAATAGGGAATGTAGCTTTACCACCTATGAATGGTACTAGTATATTATTACCAGCCGCATTACGATACTCTTTGTACTCAATAGCGGCATCACCCATAAGCTTTTTAAAGTCTATTGTAGTACGTACAGGTTGTGTAATTTCTGGTGTAAGTCTACGTGTGCTAGTACCTAATGGTACAACAGGTTGTGTTGCTACAGCCGCAACAGGATCAGGAGTACGTGTAATACTTGTAGTACCTGTAGTCAAACCACCAACAGCCATGTTGAGTTCATCATCGTTGCCAGAATCACCTGCAACAATAATTAAATCATCCATACCAAAAGGTAGATCATCATCCATAGTAGCTTCATCACTATTGCCCATTTGACCCATAGCTTCCATTCTTTTTAAACCCATCTTAGCTTCTTGCCGTAACTGCATAAGTTTATCTAAACCAATATAACGTGTAACATCTTCTGGAAAGATAAACTCACCTTCGCTTACGTTAGCTTCAATATCATCACGAACACCTTCACGAGTTCCACCTACAGGAACTTTGTTACCAGACTCTTCGTCAATCATACCACCTTCATCTTTTAAGCCACCACGTGCGAATAGTTCCATTTGTCTGTTCATTGGTGTTCCACCCTTATAAAATTTTAAACTCTTACTTCTATCTATAGCCGCTTTAATAGCTTCTTCTTCTGTACGATGTGCACTCGTAGGTTGTATTTCACCTGCTATAAATTTTTTATATATCTCTTCATCAGAGTAACGAACACCATCATGTATACTAGGAATATTTACAAAAAGGCCATCTACCTCAATGGTAATAGATTTTTCAGAAACCATCTCACCATCAGGAGTTTTGTAAACATCCCTACCTGTTTGTGTTTTCTTACCTGTTTTAGTACCTACTTGTTCATCAGCCATTTTTTAATACTTCATCTCGTAATAATTTTATTCTACGTAACTGAAAGATTGCACCTTGTGCTCTATATATAATCTTATCATTGTCAGCTTGTTCCATAGTCCTGTGCTGTTGAGCTATCAGAGAATCTATATAACTATTGAACTGTTCCCATTGCTGGTGGTTGCTGACCATTGCCTTGAGCTTGCTCAGGTGCTCCTTGTCCTTCTGCATTTCCGCTAAATCCTTGTTCTTGTGGTAGAGGTGCTTGTCCTGTACCTATGTTTCCACCACCTGCGCCTGT